CCGAAATAAATTTCACAGAAATCACCCTTGTTGCATTAGTATATTTGTGCATATTAGCCCACAACTTCATGCCTGGAGGCATGTTCTTGGTGTTGTTGAGTTCACGTTTGAATATGACTGTGTGAGCTGGGGTGTCAATTTTGATTGAAATGGGAGAATCAATCGTTTCCATAGGTGTATGTGCTACTTCGCATATATCGCGATGCCAAAGCACACGCTGAATGTCTCGCTTTGGAACGATGTCCCTCCCATTTGCTTTTATCACTTCTTCACCATCTGGAGCCTGTGAGTCACCACCCTGGATTGGGTTGCGCTGTTGTGTTCCAGTGGCTTGTTGTGTTGAGGGGAGTCTAGTCGAAGGCTTGGCATTAATAGCCTTGATCTTATAATTAAATGTAACTTGCCAAACGGGTGTTAAGGATTTGCCACCGTCTATTGATCTGTAGCAAACTGACCAATCTTGCAACGTAAGTCCGTACTCTTTGATAACGGGGAGTACATATTTGTCTATGTCTGATTGTACTACAACTGACTTTTTGTCAATTGCAAACGTAATGCCGTCAAAACATATTGAGACTACAGTTGCGCCTGTTTTGCGTTTTAGTACCGCTGGGAATGGTTTATATCTCAAGAGCTCATTGCCGAAAAAGTCGACGTGCCTAAGAGCATTATCAATGTTCTTAGTCAGTATCAGGAATTCGGGGTCTTCGCCTTGTTGTTCGCTTTCACGCAGCATTTTGTTGAAAAGTTCGTTTATCTTTGTGTCAATCGATTTTTCAACGTTGAATTGTACCTTTAGTTGAGGTTCCTTAGGTAAAATCTCAACAATTTTTCCATCTCGAATCTTCGAGATGTTATTAGCCAATTGATTCTTATATGTTGGAATCGTGACTTCTACAGAGATGCGATGTTTATGACAAAAATCTGTAATTTTGAGGATTATATTCGAAATATGGTTGTAATATTCTTCTCCCCATAAACTTGCTTCATCTAGACATACTTTGAAATTGTCTTTCCATTGTTGTTTCGAATTCTTACGAGCCCAATGTAATAATGACTCGATTGAACTTTTCTTGAGAGCTGGGAATATTAATCCAGCTTCTCTTCTAAAAATCCGCGAGATGAAACTAAGTTCGGTGATTTGTGAATATTTATACATTCCTCCGTCTTTTTCTGGTGTATCATAAGTTATGCCAAGAATTTCCCAGTAAAAAGTTTTTGCTGTTTCAAAATTTAAAAGCCAAAGATAAGATGCTGATATTGCTCGGGCTAAATCATCTCCGTAGTTGACCCAATCAACGTGTTTTTCTATCCAATAAAGGTCAACTTTAATTGGTTCTCGCATGAATCTCAACAAGTTGTGGAATTCTTTACCATATTTGTCAAATAATTGTTGGTCTGTCGGTTTTGTTTCCAAAAATTTGTTATGATTTCGTGTACACCACAAAACCCCCATAATCACCTGAAGATCATTAACAAATCCATTAAGGATTGTAGTTAATCCTTGGCCTGATGGATTGCCAATTATCTTCATATAAACAACTCCATCACAAACAGATATTGAGTTTATGATGTTGTCTTTAATTACTTTAAATACATTGATGAAAATGATGTGATCTTGTTTGGGTATATTCTCCAAATATAAATCAAGAATGATATCCAATGCTACTGACATTAATACAGCTAACAAGTGCTTGTCCCATCGTGAGAAATCACCTGCTTCACCATACTTTGATACTTTCAAAAATCTGTTGTATAATTGATCAAATCCTGGTAACACATTAATTCCAACTTGGCAATGTGCAATGTCACGGTTCTTTTTGACAATTGCTTGGAAAGCACCTGTATATTTCCGTATCAAAAACGTGAGTTCCATACTCATTACTGTAAATAGTCGAGATTTATTCTGTTTTTCTACAATCTCACGTTTGATCGCATCTTTACACGGAGCGAGAACTCTTATTCCTTCCAATGCATAAGACTCAGTTTCCAAAGTCTTTTTCCGTACATCATAAGCTGCAGTTGTACTTGCCCAATCGTAGACATCTGCTCCTGTTTTTGACATCATTGTCGTTTTAACAAACAGGGGTTCCTTAGTTGTTATTCCATAACGTCTATTTGGGTAGTCACCACAAGAAGTTTCTAAATCCATAGCTTCCAATTCTCCGAATAAATCATCATGCGTAAAGATAGTTCCATTGATGACTTCGAGATCACTCAATATCCTATACTGACCTTTATAGAATTGTCTATATTTGGACATCAAGATCTCTCTAGCATCGTTTAAAAGATCTTCTAATTCCGGAGATGTTTTACGTTCATCATTATACATAGCAACCTGATTCAACAAACATGAAGGTTTTCCTTTAATTTTGGGTAAGGTTTGTTGTATTTCTTCTGGCAATTGTGAAGCTTTAGTTACTGACAACCATTTCTTCTTAGGAAAATCTAGTTCTTCCTCTAAATATGAACACCAAGGTGTTTCAACATGAGAGGGTTTTCCTATCCATGATGGTGAAAATTTCTT